TCTGCAAGTTTATCCGTTGTAACGGCATCGTCTGCAAGTTTATCCGTTGTAACAGATGCATTTTTAATTTTAACTTCGGTTATGGCGTCATCTGCAAGCGCTGTTTCATCAACGGACCCGGCTAGCACAACCAGGCTACTTGCATCTTCATTCTTTAAATAAGTGATATTTGTTACCCTTGTTGCATTAGTGGTAACCGATGCTACGAATACTCGCATCTTGCTCACCCATTCTGTACCGTTATACAGATACATTTTTTGCTCAATGGTATTGAAATAATGCGCGTTAACAATAGAATCTGGTGGGGTTGTTTTATATGTCGGACGTATTGATGTTATGCCATAAGACAGTGCGCCATTTGCCGAGCGGTCAATATATAAATATGATGTATTGTTTGCAGGCAAAACCCATGCGCTTACCATCGCCTTAATACTTTCAATATAATCAATGCCGCCACTATCGCCGAACCCGTCAGCAAATGTAATAACAACTGGAACATTACGCCCGTCAATCGTGATGCCTAAATCGCTACTGGTAAGGAAATTGAATACACCATTATTTGAACTTCCGTATAACACTCTTTGCCGAAGGCCACCGCCACCGGATGGCTGTTCGCTTAAATCATTTGCAACATTTAGCAATTCATTTCTATTCTTAATAACAGCCTCTTTTACGCTATCCCCACCCGGACTATTATTAATCGGATATTTTTCTTGATAATCCATTTTTACACCTCTTGATAATTGTAATCAAACTGTCGCAAGGATATTGCGCCCTTTTGGACTAATATTTTTACCTGCACATTCCGATTAGGGCCACCGCCAACTTTGAATACCTTTGTATATTCGCCTGCATGCATTTTAATATCATAGGTATTTAAATCCATGTTGGCATCATATAGTTTTGTTTCTTGCGAATCGAAAGTAACCGCCTTAGGCGTTTTGTTACTAATTTGTATGCTCCCGTACCCCGGTATAATATTGTGAGATACGAAATTATACGATAACAGCAATATGAATAGTCCTGTTGCCAATCGGTTACACCCTATGATAGATGTTTGTATTTGTTTGCCGTTATCCGTGTTTAGTTCTTCGTCCAATATGGCAATTTTAGTGCCATAGGCAAGGTAAACATCATCATCATGGCTTACCACTTCGTGCAGGTCAAATACAAGCGTTCTTGATGTAAATACCCCTCTCCCATCGCTATAACGCGGGATATAGTGATATAAAACAATTTGTTCACCAGCCTTTGGTTTAATCCATATTTGCTTACGGTTTGGAACGTGCCACATCTCACAGGACGTGGTGACTTCTTTTAGTAACCATGCATTGATATTTAAGCCTGTTTCAAATGGTTGTATATTCGCATAGGTATTGGTTGGTGTAAAACTCATTAACCCAACTTCGCCGACATAATAACTCCTATCGTCAATAGACAATGCACTGCCAGCACAAAACCCTGTTTGCGACAATGGCAACACCGATAGAGTTTTATCGTGCGGATTACCAATTACTTGATATACTCGCCCATACTCTTTATACACAATGATTGATTGTGATAAAAAATCAACTGCTACAATATTTCCCTTGTCTTTATACCCAACCTCTACATACTGCGCACTTGATGCATCGTTATTATCTGTAACCCATGAATTGTAATCCCCTATCGCACTCCATGTAATGCGGTGGCCATAGATTGATGAGATTAGAACGCTACCAGCGTTCGATGAAACAAAATCGCAATCGGGGCTGTCAATTATACTTACCTCTCCAGCTCCGCTAATCGCTTGTAATTTTCCACCAGATGCAATCAATATATCGCCACCATAGGAATAGTAAACCGGTTTTCTTGAACCTGTTAATGTTCCTATTTTTTCCGATGTAATTAAGTCAGTAGTATATAGATCACGATTATTTGAGTAGTACCATTTACGGCGATATACATCATAGTAAAGGCTTTCTACTTCAATACCTGCCTCAAATACGGTACGAACACCGGGAACAGTACGCAACGCACCATCTTCACGGTCAAATTCGCATTCTAACGCTTGTACCGCACATTGCATATCTATGTTTTCTGCTGGCCTACTCCAATCCAATCCCAATCTAAAGCCACCAGTAGAGGCTAATTGTGTAATCATATTAGCCTCCTTTTGATGCCTGTATAGCTTGTGTTAAATCAGCTATGAATGTTTTGTCAAAACTAGCAAAATCTATCATCAATGACTTTTTCTTAACCAAGAAAGATACCAATTGTACTAGATATGCTTGATACATTTCCCCGAATGGCACCGCATCAGAATCACCACTGATATGGTTCTTGCGTACCGCATAATATGCGCTTACATTGCCGCCGTCATAGGTTTTAAATACTCCGCTTTCCGTTTTTACTGGATAGCCATTTTGCGGAACAAATCGCATGAAATTAGTCGGAATCACATCGTTATCATTAATAGTCATGGATAATACAACCTCGCTATCTTTCATGGCAACAAGCACCATCGAAAGGTAGTCAATGGCTGCATTGACATACGGGATATACTCGCTTCTGTTGTCCAAAATATCATTGCTTTCAAGGTTAATCTGCGTAATCAGTTCGCCTACGGTCATACAAGTAGTACCCCCTTCCTATGAATGCGCCACCATTGAGATTGTTACCAAGCTGTGACAACTGCGCGCCCCACCCTTGCGTGAAAGATAAATCTGCTTTAAGAATCCGCGCGACCATGTAATACACTAACATGCTTTCAATTTCTGACGGATAACCGCTTTCATCATCTATCTTTTTATATCCAGCCGATGGGATATAATCAACGCTTATCGTATGTTCTTTACCGTCATTTTCAACTTGTAATGTACGCACGCCTGTAACGGTGTAGTTATCTACCACTTGGCCATCAACAATCACGTTTTCAATTGACAACACGTCCTTATCAACAGTGATAATTCCATCACTGGTTACAAAGTCGGTTGATTTCTGCGTCAAAATAAATGGGAGATACCGTATTACAAGCGAATGCAATAAATGGTTTCCCTCGTTATAAAATTCTAAAAATTGGTATGGCGTATAGGTGGTTTGCGAGGTGTCGCCTACTTGCATATACGCACGATTAATTAACTCTTTTATTGTCATATGCACCCCACATAAAAAGAAAGAGGGGGCATTGCGCCCCCACCTCTATTATTCCACTGCGCCACCAGTCATTACTTGAATAACGCCGTAGTCTTTACCGTTAAACTTAGTTTTTTCAATAGCACCATAGAAGGAAATACCATTGCCTTGTACGTTTTTGTAGTCATTTTCTTGGCTGATATGGCTTGCCTCACGGGAAATGCCATAGCATGCCGCTTGTTTACCAAGCAAAAGATTATGAACCACGTTAGCAGAAGATGCGCCCGTAGCGGTATTCATAATACGTTCGTACTCGTACAAGATAACGCCGTCATACTCTCCTAACGCACCAGTGAAAATAGGATTGTTAGAACCACGATTGTTAGCGTTCTGCTGTGCAGAAATCCAAACAGGGTCACTCTTTAAATCACGCGCCGCCCAAGTTCCGACAAGCATAATATATTTATCCTCGCCATCAACTTTGATAGGGTTAACCTTTGGTGCGTGTGCAATTGCCTTACGGCGCGCACGCGAAATAATAGCACAAGTCATTTTGTCATTTGCGGTTAATGCAACTTCCGTTCCTGCCGATGCAGCGGAAATAAATTCGCCAGCGGTTGGTGTCGCGGTTAACTTGGAAATCAAAGTATTATCTTTCCAGTCGGACAACCATTGCACAAGGGAACTTTTAATAACTGGTAACAAATCGTACGGCGATTTTTGGTCATCGGCTTGATACCGTGCCACCGCATTACGAATCATGTTCGTTTGAACCGTGAAGTCATACATAGTTAATGCTTCTTCGTTGCCTTCAAGCGTGGAGTTGCCAGTTACGCCCGGACCTTTAAGATTCATAGCCAAGCCGAAGGTTACGCTATCGCCTTTCACGCTTTTCAAATCTTTGTTTGTATGAATCGCATTGCTGCCGTCCGTTGCGGTGAATTTATCAAAATACGATGCTTTGTTACCTTCGCGGAATACTTTATCCGCCCAAATTTTAGGTACTAAATTTGCTGGTATTGTAGTTACTGCCATTTTTATTTCTCCTCTTATTCAAGATATTGACTAATTTGCTTTCTAATTTCTTCCGGTACTTCTTTTTCGCGCCCTTCGGCATACAGCTTTCGGACTTCATCCCATGACAATGTTGGCGATGCTGCACCGCCGCCGTTTAGTGCGCCAGCCTTAGGCAAGTTTTGCGCCTGTTCGAGTGACGTTGTTGTAGGGGTGGTAGTTACGGGGGGCGTTTGCATTTTATCTTGGCACACTTTAGCAAAATTGCGAATAATTGTAAAATCTGCATCTGTTCCCGCTCCTGCATCTATACGTTGAAAGGCTTGGTCAATGGGTGCGGCATCTTTTCGCTTCATGCCGTCTAGTTCTTCTAGGGCAAATTGATATACCGCTGGAAAGTCTGGAATAGCTTTTAATTCTGCCACAAAATTCACATTGGAATCCAAGGTGGCTTTACGCGCATTCAGTTCTTGCATTTGTGTAAATTCAAGGCGTGTTTTTTCACTTACATATTGGTCGTACTTGTCGGGGTCGGTAAACATTAAATCGGAAATGTCTGTAATTTCAAGCGATTTCATAGCCGCCTGTTTAGCACTCTCTCGAATCTGTGCTACTGGGTCGCTTGCCTGTTGTGGTGTAGACTGTTCGGGTGATTTTGCCCGTAGTTGTTCCTCTAACTGGAGAGCGCGTTCCTCTGCAGCCTTTCGTCTTGCCCGTTCTGCACGCATAGCCACGTTCAAGTCACCGTGATTTTTATCGTCTTGATTGACGGGGTCGGTCTGTTCTTGTGGTGGTTCGGTAGGCTCTGTGGGTGGTTCTGTTGGCGGTTCAGCTGGCGGGGTAGGTTCTGATGTAACCTCTATACCTGCTAAATCTTCCTCCGTGAATCCCATGTCCTCTACGTTTACATTTTCGTTTTCGATTAACATTTTCTGCTCCTTTGCAGTTTATCGTCATTGCTGGACGAGAAAGTTTACAGTTTATCGCCATTGTGGGGCGCATAAAAAATAAACCTTTTAGCGACTTGTTTAGGTCGGGCCATTACGGCATTTGTTGCGGTTGTTGTTGCGGTTCTTGCATTTGTAATGCTGGCGGTTGTATTGACGGTATCTTACCAGCCAATGCTAACCGCTCCGCCATGATTTCCTGTGCGGTAACAGATACACCAAGGCTCTGTAATGCCGTTGCAAGAGTTTCCGCTGGTACATCTTTGATTGGTGCTGTAATGCGTATATCCGGCATCTTAGGTGCTTTGGCTGCATCTTGTATGCGTTTCTTGACGGTTTCCTTTTCGGGGAAGTCCATGAAGTCGAGAATAATATCCATTGGGATATCTACGCCACTCTTTTTAGCCTCTAACAACTGATATAGATTTGCTCTGCGTGCTGTTGCACTAGCCATTGATGTGGTAATTATAATGTCAAAATCAAACTTGGTTAAATCATACAACAATGCAGTAACAGGATTTCCATCCGCACCCACAATAGGCTGCCCTATTGGATTGACAACTGGCTCTCTTTGTACTGCTTGTTCTTGCCCGGGTCGAATCTGCACAAACTCTTTCTTGCCATCTTCCCCGAGTATTCGAATTGCCTTTTCTTCGTTGTAAAATTGGGGTATTAATCCAGCGCGACCCTGCTCGCCCCATAGCAATTGGACAAGTTGCCGTTCTGCCTCTTTAGATCGGTCGAATATTTCAGCTGTCTGTACCGTGGTTACGCTCTGCCGAAGGTCAATAGCTTTACCACTCATTGCCCCAATGCTACCGCTTAGGCTTTCAGGGGTTATGCCACTAATGTTATAAAAGTCGCTATTTGCTTGCCCTTCTAACTCCATATTGCCAATAGATTGCGCGGCTGGTAAGCCGTCTTGGAATGTTACACCCGGCGGCACCTCAATATTCGCCCCTGGTGTAGTTCCCTTATCTTTTAAATCACGTTTGAATTTATCAGTCATTTGACCAAACCAAAAACGCACGCCTAATGCTTGTTGATTGACAACATGCATACGCTGGCTACGGTTTTTATTAAGCTCTCTTTGTGCATCTTTAATATCGCGGATAATACCAGCTGGCTCTAATACATCATCGTCTGTATTCTCCCCTGTGTAATAGCATAAATCACGCACGAGAGGGTAGCGTTTATGCTTATAAGGACTATCCCCATCTTCGAGCATTACATCGTCTGAAAAGGTCATGTAACGTATTTTGGTGTCGGGTATTGTGAACTCTTTACCGCCTTGCATTTGCGCATCTAAATATTGCAATGCATCCTGTTTGAGTTCTTCAACATCAACCGTTTTACCGTTGTACTGCATAACTTTACGAGTTTTATACTCACGATACCAGTATTGTACTACCCTCACCTTTTTGAGTTCTTGTGAGTACCAAAACCGCTCTGTTTCGTCCAAGTTCTCACTGGGGTCTAGCTTGTGGCTTAATCCGTCTATCTCGTCGCTTTTATCGCTATATATTTGCTTTAGCTTGTCCGGAGATTCCCACGAATACCGACCTACATATTCTGCATCTTGCAAATCATCTTGCATGCACTCGGGGTCAATAAACACATCAAACGGGCTTACACGCTCTATCTTAATCAAACCTTCCATCTTGTCATAATCAAACAAGTAAGATAGCCAGTAATAGCCAACACCCGATATAATTTTATCTTTAAACACGCTTTTCTTTACACGCTGATAGTTTGTTTTATCAAGCGTATATTTTGTGATGCCTTTGGCCACGCGCGAAATACTATCATCTTCCTCGGAGCGCGGTAGAAAATCCGGCTCTGTTTCGTTCTGTGCAGCATAACCGCACAATAAATTAACAATGGGCCGGCAACGATTGATAGTAATTGCTGGCCTTGAGTTCTCGCGCAATATCTTTAAATCGCCATCCATCCATTGCTTACCCTTAACAAATTCGTAATCTTCTCTAGCCACATCACGCCACTTATCAGTGTACATAATGGCATTTTTAGCCTTTCGGCGTGCATTATCTATTTTGCTGTCCATTATTCCACCATCCCACTTTTATACATCATATCGTGCATTTGTTTTAACTGCCAATCGGGCATCTGTCGCACAAAATAAGCTAACTCTTTGTCTGTATATTTTGCTGGGATCACAATACCATTCTCCACGTGTTCACCCACCTCACTTTTAAGGACTTTAAACGCATAATCACGCAATCCTTTTTTGCTTAAATACCCCATGCGCTTGCCTCCTCCGAATCATTAGTATATTTATAGCCGTCAACAAATGGCTTAATTATCTTGCTCGGTGTAATCGGTCTGCTCATCAACTCATATCTAACGCTATCATATGCGTGGTCCTCTTGCTTTGTGTCTACATCCTCGACTTTGTGTTTATCGTAACATAACGCTGGTAATGTGCGTATCAAATGATGGCAAGTGCTAAATATCTTTATCTTTCCCTCTTTAAGCCTTGTGTGCATCTGCATTTTACCAGCCATACGGTCATTATCAGCCGCGTACCACGGAACACCTTCGAGAGCAAATATTTCCGCAATCGATGGCCCATCGTGGCCGGTCTTTTGCCAGCATGCGGGGTCAGCAACTCCGCTTTGTATATTTAACAGCTTGGCTTTTTTAGCTACCTCTTTTGCGGTTTCTTGCGTTCCGGTGTCAACCGTTCCCGGTTTACACCCGTATAACTCGTTTGTAACGTATATATTGCCGTCATAATCTATTGCATACGCATAAATTGCGTAAGGCTTACTATAACCCCAGTCCATGCTCCGCGCACGTTGCCATGATTGCGGAATCTCGAACGGTTCGACAACATGCAAATCATTCCTAAACTCTGTAAATACTTGGCCCTCAAAGATATTCCAATCACCTTCGCGATATGCTTTTTTTAGCTTTTCTGGTAGTGTGTCCATAGCGGCAATATAAGAGGCTGGCAAATGCGGATTGTCCTCTACTTTTGCCTGCACAAACGCTATATGCAACGCTTGCATCTCTGGTGGAATATTCCTGTCAATAAACAGATTCTTAACCCACATGTGGCCCTTGCCCCCTGGATTAGTTCCTGCTATGAGTTTTGTATCGTCAATCCCAACCCAGCGCAAACGCATGCGCAAAAAATCAAATGTTGATTGCTCATTGAGCGTTAACTCGTCTATTGCTATCGCGGCAAACTCACTTGATAAATACTTCGACGGATTATCAAGATTCCTAAAGCACAAAACGCCACCGCCCAGCGAAGGCGATAGCGTAAATTCGTTTGTACTCTCTTTAAATGTTCCCAACCATGCCGGAAATTCCATTTTTATCTTACTGATTTGACGATCACGCAAGGACGGATAATCCTCGCAAAACAAGCCAACGCGGATACCTTTTATACTTGTTTTCTTAAACCATCGTATCAGCATGTATACAAGCATCCAACGCAGTATGTAAGACTTTCCGCCACCGGCCGCACCGCCGTAGAGTGTGTATGTATTGCGGTTTACTGCTCGCATAAATTCTCTTTGCTTGGCCGTCGGTTGTATTAAGTCATTGACAAAGTTAACGTTACTCATCGCTAACCTCGTCTAATATTAAATTGATATCAACATTACCGGATAACTCCTTATCTTTTTTATCTCGCCACGCTCCCGGCATCCGATTCTTTAGCCAAAAGATTTGAGCCGTTGTGTCCGGGGCGATATATACTTCATCTTCCGCTTGCACAACTTCTTCGTATTCTTTTACCCGTCTGCCATTTTCATATTCTACAGTCTTAACCTTAATCGCCTTCATGACAGTTTCTTTAAATCCAAGTGCTTTTTTCTTTAGCGCGTTTTCGACTTCTATGTCGACAACTTCCTTGCCTCTTTTTAAGGCCTCTAAAATATCTAAATGCGCTTTCTTGTAGTTATACAATGTAGCCATGCTAATATCCATGTTTCCGGCTATCTGTTCATCGGTTAAGCCATTCCTTGCCCAGGCTTCTAAGCGCAGCAAGTTATCAGGCTCTAACCATTTTTTATATTTACCTTTTGCCAAACTACGCTCACCGCCTTTTCAATTTTCCATGTTCGCGCCGGAACAATCCAACATTACTTTTCATGCTATTCTGTGCCGTAATATATGTTTGGCATAGCTTACCAGAGTATTCCATCACTGGAGCTATACAGTAGCTATTTTTATTATTCAAACATTTACGTCTATCGCAATATACTTCTGGCATGCTATCACCTCATTTCGCGTACTAAAAAAGCACCCACTATTGTGAGTGCCTTTACAATTTATCATAGTCTATACTTTTTTATCATAATAAATCAACATATTGTATATTGTATATGATATCTAATCAACATAATGTTAGTAATCCTGGGAGAGTGATTACCTAACTTTCACACATACATTATATCATGTCAAGTTACTATACTTCACTATACATAACTACACTTCACTATATACTTCATCAAATTTCTTTAAAGCTATACGATGTAGCGTATACAACCCAACTTTAGAATAGTCGATACATTTAGCAATCTGTTCCCATTCTTTAGCATTAACATAGCGTTCTATGAGTACTGAAATATATCTATGATCTCTTATCTTTTGAATTAATACCTTAGCTTTTTTACGTTCATCAATCAATCTATCCCAATCATTATTAATTTCTTCACGCAAGGCATCTAATTTAGCAATCTTATCAGATATATCCATAGGTCTTCCGCCACTAATTTTATCTTTACTATAATCAATAGCGCTAAGACAGTAAATATCTTGCCTTGTTTTCTCGAGTTCACTTTCTTTGACTCTAAGCTGCAGATCAATGCTTCTAATCTCTTCTAAGTATTCCCTTGCCGTCACCTCATCACCTCCATATCTTATTAGTATTCATGTCCAATAAGATAATGCGATCAACAATTTTAAATCCAGCTAACTTACAAATGAGCTTAATAATTTTAATGACTAAGTTTAGTTTTTCTTGCTCTTTATCTATAATCGCCAATGCTTTACTGGCCGTTGGATCTTTGTAGTGTTCTGAATTTCTATTCACTCTATCACCACCTTATAAGGGCATTCTCCCTCATCGCACTGCTCATTAAATACTGGCACTGACCAATTCAACATGGCTATTCGATATGGGCAAACCTCTACATCTTCTAACTTGCATTGATAGCAACGCTCTTCTTGGACTACAGCCATGAGGTCTAAGAAAGTATCATTACTTTCATCTACCTCTTCTGGTGTTAATCCAGAAGTTTCAATCACCTTAATATCGTGGTGCAGTATACCCCTTTGTAATTGCTTTCGTTGCTGTAG